CGATAGGCTGGTAGCTAAATGTAAAGTAGAAATATTAGAAGATATTGACGATGAAGAGGATTACTTAGATATCGGCAGTCTAAACAAAGAGCAGCTTATGTCTTTGGCAGAAGAGCGTGGGGTGAAGGTTAATAGGGTCATGCCTAAGAAAGAAATCATTGCAGCCATTACGAATGGTGATGAAGACAACGACAAAGAATAACGTATTATAAGATTTGGGGTGAAATTACATGGCTGATTATTGTGCTGTTGCAGATGTCCAGTTAGAACTACAACACCTTACTTTATCAGTGTCTACTAAGCCGACCAGTACACAAGTAACAACATGGTGTGGTGAAGTTACAGCCGATATAGATGCAAGGTTTAATGCAGTCGGAATTACTGTACAAGTGTCTGATTCTGGTAAGTTGAAAGTTGTAAAAGCGATATCTGTTAATTGGGTTATGTGGAAAATCCTTGAGTCTTTAAATGTAGAGAGTGCTGCTGCTGGTCGTAGAAAGAAATCATACGATGATGCTATGAGGAACATAGAGAAGAACCCATCCATCATAGAAGAGACGTCGGTGGTATCATCACCACCTGCTGGTGCAAGTGCTGGTAGTGCTGGTAGTAGAGCATTTACAAGGTCTGGTAAAGATTGGTAATCATAGATATAGAGTCAATAGGTGACGAGCGTTTTGTTAGAGGGATGAATCGCTACGTAGCAGAAATGCGAGATTTTAGAGAAGTCTTTAAAGAAATACTTGAAGACTTTCAAGAAATTAACAAGAAAAACTTTGCTGCAAGTGGTACACCAATATCATTCACACCAGCCATGAGTCCTGCATACGTTGAGTGGAAGCGCGGTAAGGTTGGGCATAATATACCAATGGTGCTGTATGGTACATTAAAAAATTCGCTCACTGGTAAGACTGAAGAAAGTGTTGCAGACGTTGGAAAAACACAAGCGTTCTTTAGCACTGAAGTACCATATGCTAATAGACATTATTACGAAAGGAACAGCAGGGCTGTACAGTTAACAGGTTCACACAAGGCTAATTGGGCACGTATGATACAAGTATGGGCCTATAAGAAATGGAAAGAAAAGGCTGTAGCACCAAGCTATAGGAGCACTGTATAATGGCTTATGAGTATATGCTTGATGCATTAGATCAAACTAAAATATACCTTGCAGCCAATTTAGAAGCTGCTCTTGCAGCAATAGAAACAGCGCGATCACTGGCATCGTCATCCATTGCAAGGTGGACTGGTATAGATACATCCATTAATCTTACCGATCAATATCCTTATATTGAATTGTTACCAGACGTTACTAATGCGGAGTATGGTAGTGATGAGAATCCATACAGTGAGGAACATTGGAATTACAACAACATCAGTATATTAATCACCAGTGCTGGTTATGATCAAGGTGCTTTACAAACGGAGTTGTTATATTATGCTGAAGCTGTAGAGCGTGTAATAAAAGGCAGCTTTACTTTTGGCGGATTATTTAACAGGGTTAGACTTTTAACTACAAGTTATGCACTGTTAATTGAAGCGCAGGAAGATAAATTAATTAAGCAGACTATAGAACAATCAGTAGAAGTTCGGGCATTCAGTTCTTAAACCATAGGAGGGATATAAGATGCCAAGTGCCAATCAAGTTAAGGTGACAATCGGTGGGGCTGAGTCCACTGCTGGTACTGCAGTTGCGAGGACTGTAGCAATTCCCCATCGTGGGATGCCAACAATGAAAGTACAATATGAGAAAGCACCAGACCCAGCCATATCAGGTGAGAATATGATGCTGGGGAAGTATGCTGTAGCTGGTGATGTTGCTGGAAGCATACCTATCGGCTTTCGCGCAAGTGCTGGTGTGGGGATGTGTCTCAATTCTATATTGGGGCAAGAAGTGACACCAGTGCAGATAGGCGCATTGATTCGCATACGACACACTGGTAGTGAAGCAAGCGCAAAGATAATTGCAAACACTGCTGCAAACACCATCGATGCTGATATTGGTGATAAAGGTTCAGAAGCTGCTGATACTAATTGGGGTACTGCTGGTAGTATTGACCTTACCAATTCATCATATGACACAGTGAGTGAACTGGTTGCAGCAATTGATGGTTACTCAGAATATGAATGTGAGAAGGTGTTCGGACCGGGGGCTACTGATGCTGGTCTTATTCAAACCATGACAAGACAAGCAAGTGATGGATGGGCATACTTCTGGTTTACCAGTGCGTCATCTGGTGCATACCTGCACCAGTGGCCAGTAGTACTGACTACTACTCAAAGGCCTACATACTCGATTCAAATTGATGAAAGACAGGACAACTTCACATATGCTGGTTGTGTTATTAACGAGTTCAATATTAATGCAGCCTTGCGAGGATTCATTGAAGCTGATGTAAACATACTTGGTTTTACGGAAACTGGCGGTCAGAGTGCGTCGAGTGTTGCCACTGCAACAGAAGAACCAATGCGATTTCACAATGGCAAGTTGTCAGTAGGTCCTTATGACTTTACATACATTCGTAATCATTCTATAAATATGAGTAACCAGCATCGCAACGAAGGGTACGGGCAAGGTTCTATCTTTAGACAGTTTCACGAGAAAGGTACATTCAAGGCTACTGGTTCAGCACAAGTGCGGTTAAACACTAATGCTGATTTGATTAAAGATTTCGTCAACAGCACTACACTGGTAAAGATTAATTTTTATTACACTGGTGCTACCATCGTTACTGACATTACTGAATTTGCAATGTTTGAAATGCCTTATTGTTCTATCGATGATTTCGATTGGACAGAAAACGAAGGCGTTATTGATGCAACATTTCCATTTGAAGTTGTGAAGGGTACTGGTACAAGGTATGATGACCCCATGACTGTATCACTTGTTACTACTGACTCAGCCGTTTACTAAAATACATAAGGAAGTTATAGCATGGCAAGACAGTATGCGTTTAAAAAGGATGCACAGAAATCAATACTGGGGATAAAAACTGAGTTAGAATCGGCACCCGGTTACTTTATAGTGCCGAGAAAATATACTGTTACTGGTGATGCAGTTATAAAAGAGTCCGCATCGGCATCATTAGATATGCCTGAGTCAGTATTAGAAGAAGTAGCAGGGATGGTGGATGGTGAGAACGAAGTAAATACTAATGATCTTATGAAGAAGTTAACGCCTATTAGCAAAGCCAAGTTGTTAAAAGCGAGGACCAGTGCAGCCACCAATGGTATAGAGACTACAAGGCTGGTACTGTTGCATGGTATCGGTGCACATAATTTTTATGATGGTGAAGATGAATTATCAAAAGATGTTACAGATGATCTCATTAAAAATATAATGGATTATGCAGATATAACAAATGAATGCTTGTCTATAATAGGGAAGCATAACACCCCTTTAGCACAAGCGTCCGAAGAGACATCGGAGACGCCACCGAATGGATACACCAGCAAGCAGATATCAGAAGAGGAGACGGTTTCATAGACAGTGATAGTATATGGGTTGACCCTTGGCAAGTGTTGCAAACATGGAAACCTTGGATTGTAGATTGTCTACGCTTGTTGGATGGGGATGGTGCCTACCAACATTACTTTGAGGATGGGGCACTTGGTGGTCAAACTGCAGTTCATATGGAGATATATGATATCATTCGTCACCGTTGGATTAAGCTAAGGAATGAGGACATAAAGAATGGCTGAACAAGTAGGCGTCCGCATTGGTAGCAAGTTTGATAAGACTGGTGTCGATCAAGCAAGTGCTGGTGTTAAAGGATTCGCAACCAGTGCTGACAAGTCCTCAAAGAAAGTAGGCAAGTCATTTATCGAAATGACGGCGAAGTTTTATTTAGCAGTTAAAGCCATTCAAAAATTAAAGAAAGTATTTGTAGACTTGACCGATGCATATGGTAAACAGGATGATGTAGAGAGAAAACTTGCAGCAGCCTCAAAGAATAACCCATATATAAATGGCACTGGTGTTCGAGGTTTAATTGCGTATGCCAGTGAATTGCAGAACGTATCCCGGTTCGGTGATGAAGCAATAATTGACCAGCAATCTTTTCTTGTAGCACTGGGGCACTCAGAAGAAACCATAAGAGCAGTAACACTTGCAGCAGTTGAGTTTGCAAGTACTGGTCAAGTTAATTTAGAAACTGCTTTTAAACAAATGAATCAGACTCTTAGCGGTTCTACTGGCAGGCTGGGTCTCATGATACCAGCACTGAAAGAGCTAACAGTAGAAGAGTTAAAGGCTGGGGATGGTCTACAAGTTATAATAGATAAGTTTCAGGGCATGAAAGAAGCAAGCGTGGAGGGCTTTGCTGGTATTAAAATCCAAATGCAGAATACATTTGGTGATATAAAAGAAGACATAGGAGAAGTGTTCGCTAACCTGTTTGATACGGCTGGTTGGAAAGAAAAATTAGAAGAAGTAGCGCAATGGTTTGAAGATAACAAGGGTAACATATATGCTGTATTTACAAACATACCAGCCATTGCAGCCATTGCACTAAAGTCTGTTCAAAATATGATAACAGAAGTGTTTAATCCAACAAATTTTAATGATATACTTGCAGAGTTGTCTAATGCTATAGCACTTTCTTTTACACTGGCTTTTGCTCGTATACCAGTAGTTTTTGGTGAAGTAATAAAAGTAGTAAAGACTTCACTTTTATCATTCGCTAATACTGCATTGACAGGTTTTATTGATAATGCAAAGATTAAGATTCAAGAAATTATTGAGAAACTTGGTGGAAGGTATACAGGGCAGGCATTATTAACAACTGAACAAAGAGAAACGCAAAGAGTGGAGGGTGTGGATGGTGTTTTTACATTTGGAGGATCAACACAAGATGAACAAGATGCAGCGAACAAGGCTGCACAGCAACAATTAATAGCCAGTTTTAAAGTTATTTTTAGCACCACTGCTGCTGACATGAAAGAAATACTTGGTGTAATTAGGACGGGGGCGGGTGTTATTGGTGATGTGTTATCAGAAGAAGCTGCAAGGGCAGTAGGAGAAATGGCTGTTCTTATTGATGCTGCCAACGATGGATTAGAAGATGCAGTTGATGCTGTTGAAGAAGC